TACTTAAAAGTTCGTAAAGCAAAAAGAGCAGAAGTAGAACAGTCATTAAATGAAAAACAACTAGAAGACCTACAAGAGAGATTAAAATTTACTAATGTTTTTTCTAAAGACCAAATAAAACTTTTTGGTGGAGTAGACCAATTTGTACAAACAGTTCAACGAAATGCAGTTCAGGGTGTAGAGACACTTAGAAACACATTTGAGGGTGAATACTTTAGAAATTTACAAGGAGGAGATGTAGGAGAGAACCTACAGAATGAAATAGTAGAAAGTAAAACTGCAATGACTGAGAACATCAATGATGAACAAACTCAAATGATGATGAACTTTTTATCTAATCTTCCTCCTATCCTTGCAGTCCTTCAAGACACATATCAAATGGATGAATCACAAAGAGACAAACTCTTTGGTGGTCAAAAAAATGAAGGATTAGTAGACCAGTTTGGTAATCCACTTGAAATGGGTGGAGAAAAATTAACTGATAACTTAACAAGTACACTTGCACAAGGGTCGAGAGGTTTTGCAGAATCTATTGCACAAGGTGTTGCAATGGGTGGTGCAAATGCAGCTGCACAAAAAACTTTTGGTGGTCAAAAATCTGCACCTAAAACAGGAACTGGTGGAACAAATCCTAAAGGAACAGTTGCATCTCCACCAGCAGGACGTGGAGCTGGTGGTCTCATGGGTATGTTAGGGGGTGCGGGTCGTGGTCTTCTCGGTTTTCTTGGTGGAACAGCTGGTGCAATTTTAGGAGGTCTTGGTCTACTTGGTGGTGTTGTATATGCAAATACTGGTAATAAAGATGACCAAGATAAGGGTGAAGGTGATACTGATTATGCAAAAGAAAGACTAGAGAAAAGAGAACAAGACATACTCGAATTACAAGGTGAAGATGGATACAAGAAGGGTGAGAGTATTGTAGACATCAATAGAATGACAGGGCCAGGGACTGACGCGGGTGATTTCTTTGCGGGTCTTGTTTCATTCGGAACGAGAAAAGATACTATTGACTTTGACCTTTTAGAAGATGATGCATTACTACGTTTAGACCAATTATTGTCGGCAAATGATTTAGTTGGTGAAAACCTATCAAAAGAACAAAGACAACAACTAGATGCAGAACTTAGAGATGCAAAAGCAGCTGCACAAGAACAGTTAGCAGAGATGCAACAACAGACTGGTGAGAGACTAACTCTAGAAGAACTACAGAAGTTATATGATTTTGAAGTGTTAGGTGAGAATGTGTTATCTAAGATTCAACCAAATCAAGCAGTGACTGATAATAGTGTCATCAATAACAATACTACAATTACTGGTGCAAATCCAAGACAATACGATAATGATGTAGATAGAGCTCAAGGAGCTGCATACACTTAAACTAACTTATCGTAGTACTTTGCTTTTCGAGGTATGATTTTTGTTTTGTCCGAATGGACTTTAGATATACCGTGTTTCGGTGTTACTTTTCTAGATTTGATTTCGGGTTCTTTCTTACCAAAGATTCTCTCCCAATTATCTGCATAGGATTGTTCGTCTGAGTTCCTTCTCTTGGAACCTTTTCCTCCGTGCCATTGTTTAGTCATTGTACATTTCCCACACTGAGTACCAATCAAATGATACTTATCGGTTTCCCCTTCTTTTACATTGTTACAAATGCAGAGGTAGATTATCGTCTCCTATACGAATTCTTTGCTTTCAGTTTATTCAACTTCTTACGTCTCTTTAACTGATTGTTGAGAACGTTCTTCTTCTCTGAAGGTTTAATGAAATACCTTCTATCACGAACTTCTTTCACAGTTCCATCCCGTTCAGCTTTCTTCTTGAACTTACGGAATATCATGTCAAAGGTCTCGGGTCTACGTTCCCTTTGTTTTCGGTTGAAGTCTTTTTTGAAATCTCTTCTAGTGTTTCTCATAATTTAGTTTCTATTAAAAGTGTATAGTCGCCCCGTCTTTTAAAGCATACCCGCTCTATACCAACAAACTCCGCGTAATTTTAGTAACCCAACAATACTAATGTTACCAGTTTGTTTTTCCCTTACTATGTGACCCCAAGACAATCGCATCCACGTCGCAACCTCGTCCATAGTTCGTTGATACCTTCACCCATTCCATCATATAAAAGAAGTATCAACCCCTCAAAACTCGATTAAGAGTCTGCAGCGAGTTTCTTAAAGTAACTCATTGCATCATCCTCATCTGCTGAAGTGTCTGCAGTAGGGATAGCAGGTTCTTCAGCAACATTGGTGTTAACACCTTCCCATGGTGCCGATGCAGTATCTTCTGAGATTGTCTCTGCAGTAGATGTTGCAACATTACCAGTAAGTCCTAATGTTCTATCGAGTCTTTCTTTCAACTCTTCATAAGATTTGAAGTTTTCAGGTGCTACAATTTCTTGTAGAGGGAACACAGACTCGTAGATACTATTTAGTTCATTTTCGTCTGTTGACAATGCAGAAAGTGAATCAAATTCTGATTTGTCGTAGTTCCAGTAACCATCAACTTTTCTAATTTTGATTTTGAAGTTTGCACCTTCATCTCTTAAGTCGAAAGGATTGATTGCTTTTTCATCTTCGAATGCTGGTGAGATTGCCTCTTTCAACATTTCAAAGATTTTCTTACCGTATCTGTATTTGAATACTTTACCTTCGTTGTGAGGATTTTTAGGGTCTGAAACAACATAGATGTTAGACACATAGTGTAAACGTCTTTTCTGTTTACGTGCAATTTCTTTGTTTGCTTCAATCCCAGTATTCCACAACTGAGTGTTATATTCAGACACAGGGTCTTGTTTACCAATAGTGGTCAATGATTTCTCAATGTACCAACCACCTGGCCCTTGGAACCCGTGGTCGAAGTAAGATACCCAAGGCATCTCTTCACCCTCAGGTGTAGGAAGAAACCTAATTACTGCGTAACCATTCCCACTCTTGTCGAGTTCAGGTTTCCAGTAGTTTTCGGTTTCGTTTTTAAGATTGTCACCTTTCGGTGATGTTGATGCAGCGTTCATTGCTGCTCTTAGTTTATCAAGACTATCGTTTGGCATTGTATTCTCCTATTTTATTAAACAATTGTATTAGTCATTTTATTATATCGGTCATAGTCGGGGGTTCCTTTTGTCCACTTCAAAAGATGTGGTAGGTAACCCTCTCCTAATAACCATCTCTCACTACTTTCATAATAAGAGAGTTTAGTATAATCGATTTCTTCAATTTCGTCAATAGACTTTTTTAAATAAATCTTCTTATCTTTATATTCCTCACATAGTGCAAGGAACTGAGCTCTCTGAATGTCTTTGACACCCATCCACTCCTCATATTTAGGTTTGTAATTAACTGAACCCTCATATACATTTGACACATCATCGGTAAATAATGCATCGAAACCTGTTAGTGTAATCTCATCATGACCGTTCTGAAATGCATATGCAATTGCAGATGGCCCCGACATTAAGTTCTTCATTATGTCGTTATTGTAGATAACAATGTTGTCTATGTATTTAGAGTTGACACCTAGAAAAGACACATACTTGTTTATCTCTAAGTCACCCTGTATGACTAGTAAATCATCATCGTCATGTATCTCTTCAATGATTTCTTGTCCCTCATGTCCTAGTCGTAACATGTCAACATGTTCCATAGGGATATAACTCATATCACCTACAACGAACTTATTCTCTTTGTAGTAACCACTATGAATGATTTCTCTATGCATAGTTATGTCGATACTGAATAGTAAGTCGGGTGTATATCCGTCTCTATAGATTGCATTACATCCCCACCAATTTGATTCGGGAATGATTCTACTGTTACCGTTACCTACTATTGTGAGCATAGTTCTAAAAGTTTTTGTTTCATACTGTTGATGTCAACTGATATGAATGTTTTGTATTTCTGTATCCTTCTATGTACATCGGGATACACTATTGTTTCATTGATTAGTTTTATCCAATCATCACTGAAGTGTGTAATGTCATCTAGTATACACATGGTCTCCAGTGATACGTCACCTGCTAAGAATGACCTCAGTAATCTTGGATGTTGTCCATCAACTACTTTGAGTTGTGTTTGGATTTTATACTTAAGTAAAAGGTCTGATACTTCCTGTTCAAATAAGTACGACAACTTCTGATTACGTTTCTTCCAGTCCTTATAAACTTTGAGTGATGTTTCATCATTAACCAAGTCGACTGCATACGAATCCTTAATACAAAGATTCGCAACATAAAAGTCCTGTAAGTTCTGCCCATATAACTTGAACAGTTTTCCAAAATGGTATTTGTCTTTTCTCTTAAGGAATGCATTGATGTCCCCCCTTACTTTTCCGTTGTATTTTATAAAGTCGTAGTCTGAATAGAAGTGTAACTTTATTCCTAGATAAAGCTGATATGCATCGTATCCTTCACGACTAGTCATTAAGACACAATCTTCTGTGAAGGAACTTTGATAGAACCTGTAGATTCACGGAATGCATCTGCAACTTTTTCGTTTGTTGGTGTCATAAACACAATGGATTGAAAGATTACATCTGTAGGATTTTCTTCTCCTGTCACTGCAATACCTTTTGCAAAACCCATTTGTCCTGTTTCGGGATTCGATAGAATCATACGTGGGTCTGTGATTTGGACTGACCCATCTTCATTCAATGCAGATAGTTTACCTACATATTCTCCACTTGTTGTTACGAGTGTAACGATGTCACCTGTATTCATAATATACTCCTATATTGGTAGAACACCTTGACTGGATGTTCCCCTATTAATTAATCTAAGTTTGTTTGCCTCAGCTTCTAACCTTTCCTTTAGTGTAGGTGTTAAAAGTCTCTTTGCACTTTCGGGTTCGATATTATTGTTCTCACATACTTTAATGATTGCACCCATAACATCGTTACTTGCATCTCTACTTCTACCTAGGATGTCTTCTACTTCACTTGAGAATTCTTTTTTTGTTATCATCTATACTCCATATAAAGATTCA